TTGTTCTTTATTATTGCTTACAATCATTAAAGCACTATCAGCAGCTAAGAATAAACTATCTAAGTTTGTTTCGTAAACTGGTAACTGATCATTATCTTCAATATAACATGATGATAAAATGAGCAGAAATATAAACCATAATCTATTCATTAATCCCTTGTAAAGTTTCTATAAATTTATCGTTTAATTTTTTATAATCACTTCTTAAAACGATAACCTCTTCTTGTAAAGCCTCTATTTGATTTGTTAAAGTTGTTTTGTTATCAATGTATAAATAACCAATGGCAATCAAACAAAAGAAGAGAACGCCTATAATTGGATTTGCTGCAAAATCTTTAAAATCTATTGGTGATTTCACCCTAAAAACATTTTAATAATTAAGCCAATTATAGCCACATATATTACCCAAAGAGATTTACTCATTATTTTTCTAGTAGATGTATTTCTATTTACTCTAGCTACCACTCCATGATCAGGGTCTAAAACTTTTTCAGTAAGCCTATCTAATTTATCTACTACTTTGTCTAATTTTTCTTCCATTGAGTCTATTCTCTTTTCCATTAGTGCCATTTCCTTTATGATGTCCTTGTTCGTTGCCATTATATTCTTTTATCTAAGTCTATATATTCTATTGTTACTTCGTTTCCTTTAATTAATTCTTTTGCAATATCTGGATATATTCTTTTATACGCATTAGTGGACTTTCCAATGAAACCATCTTTGATGATTTTATTGTTTTCTTGTGAATCCCCCACAAGAAGGCATCCAGCAGTATGTTCATCAGTGTTACCACAATGTATAAGAACATATTTAAAAGCTGGAACCTCACAAATTTCAAGCATCCCTTTGTGAATACTTTGAAATCTTTTTTTATACCTCTCGTTAAAACCACCTTCATGTCTAAAATTTATATTATAAATTCCTGCAGGGATTCTCGTTTCTCCTTTTACTTTTAAAACTCTATGCTCATCTTCTAAAGTATAACATAAGAAGTTTAAACCAAACTCATCTTCTAAAAAAAGTAAGCCATGAGTACTGTCTTTTTCCGAGCTAAACCTTAGAACTTTAAGTTTCATGTAAATGAATTTTAAAGCGTACTTTTAAATACTTGCTACAAATACTTCAATATCACAAGCTGCAACACTTGCCTCTGCAGACATCACAAATGCAGCATTATGAGCTACTGCTCCTTGTGCAATATCAGTGTTATCTGCATCAAAATTAGCACCACCCATGATAAAAGATTTACCAGCATCTATCTTTAATATCATAGTATCACCATTATGTATTTTTAAATTGATATAATTAGTATCATCTAAGTTTGTAACTCTAATATATTTTACGTTTGCTGCCACTAGAGAACCTTGTCCTGTTCCTCCTAATTGCACTACAGGAGTAAAAGCACCAATAGGCACTTCAACTACTCTATTGTAAACCTCATCAATATTAGCTACTGTAAGGGTATTAGTGTTACCATAAGCCTGTCCATTTAAAGTTACTGTATCTGTTAAAGTTACAGTCAAATTTGCGTTTGTTACTGTTGTTGCCATTTATTTTTATTTTTTTAATTATCTAATTCTTTAATATATTCTGTTGTTTGTATTTCATCAACACTTATTCCTGTTCCATCACCAACCCAATCAATATGATTAGTAAAAGTAAAATTAGAACAAGTGTCAATGTTGTTGAATTTTCGTATTCTATCATTTACTATTTGTGTTGTAGCAATAATTCTTTTATCGCCCTCTAAATTATTTATTTTAAATGTTATTGCATCTTTATCTAGTGATGCAAATGTTTCTTCTTTTATTAAATAGTATTTTATTATCATATTGCAGTATATCCAGATGAACCACTTACAGTAAATGTATTACTATTACTAGAGTCATCATTTCCATTTTGTTCAAAATTCCAAAAACCTACTAAATTACCAGCAGCACTATGAGTTGTTGCATCCATAGGAGTGCCTGAATTATATAGTTCTGTAACTTCACTAGAACTAAGTTGTTTATTCCAAATAGTCAAACCATTATATAAAGTTGGCGTACTATTACCAGTTTTGACTTCGCCATTAGCAACACCATTAGAACCAACACTCCAAGATCTATTATTAGTGGTACTCATAGATGGACTACCACTACCAGAATTATAAGTAATTGGTGGAGCTCCTGCATCATTAGCGTTCCAATATAGTTTCATACCACTTTGTGCGTTAGTTGTTGATTTACTAAGTGTAATTAATGAATATCCATCATCATTAGCATAACCTCTATTACTAGCACTCCAAAATGTACTACCTAAACCGGCAGCTTGATACCCAGCAGCATATTGTCCAGAGTTTGCATGAAACAACCACTCGCCTTGCTTAGTCCAAGCATTAGATGATGTTGTTTTGTTACCATACTGTAAACGTATTCTATTGGTACTTTCAGTGTATATAACTTTAATCATATCAGAAAGCTGATAACTCGCATTTTGTTTTTGTCCAATCAAAAAATGTATATTAGTATTTAAACTACTACTCCATCCTGCTTTAACCCAAAAGGAAATTGTAAAAGCACTAGTTCCAGTAAAATTTAAATCATCTGTAGTATCTACAAAATTTATAGAGTTACCTGTACCTGTAGATAAAGTTTTACTTACTGCGTATTCATCACTAAATTGAGAACTAACAACCTTAGTAAGTCCTAGCACCTCACCTATAGAGGCGAGGGCTACAGAACTAACTTTAGAAACACTAGCTATAGCTATAGATGATATTTTACCTATGTTAGCCATCTACTATTTCTATAAAAGTGTTATCAGGATTAAAGTACATTTGTGATTCATCAAGCGAATAACCTAAAACTCTTACATTATCTGAACCACCAGATGGAGCAGTGCTTGTTACAACACCTAAATCTCCTAAATAAACTCTAGTAGCTAAACTAGTAAATGCTTGACTAACTGTAACCATACCTCTTAAAAGCATACCATCAGTACCTGAATTGCTACCTAAAGCGATAGCTAACAAGCCTTCAAATTTACCTGCAGAGTCTTGATCAGCTAGTGTCCAAGTAAGGTTACCTCCTGATATATAAGCCATATAACACTTCCCAGCAGTAGTTGCTATAGCTGTACCTAAAAAAGTTATATCACCATCATGAGTACCTGCTCCCGCACCACTTATTGCAAAAACTTTAGAGTTTTGTTTTTCGTACTTTTGTGCCATTATTGGATTTTAGAAATCATAATTGTTACATCATTACTTGCAGGTGCTGAATTGAAATCTACAGTAACTTGATTTACAGAGTTTCTAACTACTTCAGCATAAATAGTATCATAACTTGATGAATCAAACATTTGAACCATAACTGCTCTTGTGCCTAAATTGTGAGTTACAGGAATACTAGTTAAAGAACCATTTCCAATCGTTTCAGTATGACTTCTTGCAGCTAATCCTTCGGCTGTTACAGCTCTAGAACTATCTACACCAGCTTTAGCCTCTGTAGTTGTTGCTAATTCAACAATACCTTTTGTTCCTACACTTGCATCTGGCTCATCACCAGTGTTTGTACCTGAAACAGTAATATCTGCTACGTTTCCTAAACCTACCATAGCTTTAGTAATACCACTAACAGTTCCAGTAAATGTTGGAGATGCTATTGGAGCTTTAGCAGCTAAATTTGTAGTAATTGTAGATGCAAAATCATCATCATCACCAAGTGCATCAGCAATATCATTTAAAGTTTGAAGTGCAGCCGGTGCTGCGCCAATTAAATCACTAATTTCAGTTTGCACAAAAGCAGTAGTTGCTATTTGCGTTGTATTAGTGTTTGCAGCCGCTGTAGGAGCAGCTGGAGTTCCTGTTAAAGTAGGACTTGCAGTGTTTGCCTTACCACTTAATGTTGTAAATTGTGCAGCCGACATAACACCAGAAACAGATGCTGTTGCTACAGGAATTGTTGCGTTAGTACCATCAGAAGATGTAATCGTTCTTGCTGCTGTAGTACCTGAAATTCCTAAATCTGTACTTACATTTGAACTTTTAGCAGAGTTATCTTGTATTGCACTAGCTTGTGATGCAGTAATTCCAGTTTTAGAATTGTTAGTTGCAATATTAGATTCCATAGTATCTAAATCAACAGCTTGTGTTACTGTAATTCTTCCCATTTTTGTAGAATCACCACTTGGATAAGAGTTCTTCGCTGTATTTGCAGTGATAGCACTTGCTTGTCCAGAAGTAATACCTGTTTTAGCATTGTTAGTTGCTATGTTAGACTCCATTGTGTCTAAATTAACAGCCTGACTTACAGAAATAAAACCTACTTTGTCTGATTGTGTTGAAGTAATACCATCTTTTGCAGTATTTGCTTTTATCTCATCAAAAAGTTCATCAGATAAAACACCCCAATTATTAGTATCAGCTACAGGTAAACTTGCGTTTGTACCATCACTTGAATTTATTGTTAAAGAAGTACCATTTTGAGTTACAGATAAATTAGTTGTTACATTATCAGTTTTAGCTGTATTCGCAGTTATCGCACTTGCTTGTGATGCAGTAATACCTTGTTTAGCTGTATTTGCAGTAATTGCACTAGCTTGTGAACTTGTTATACCTGTTTTAGCAGTGTTAAGTGCAATAGCATCAGTAACAGAAGTATCTAAGTTTACTGTCGCATCACCTGTAGTACCTCCTGATACATTAATATTAGTACCTCCAATTACAGATGTAATATCTCCAGATGCAGATGTTAAATCAGTCCAATCACTTGCTGAAGTTCCTAAACATACTCTAATTGTATTACTGCCGGTATTGTAATACATAGCACCCTCAACAGCCGCTGGATCAGTTGCTGCGTGTCCTACTTTTAGCTTTAAAAGCTCATTATAGTTAAGATCTAGATTACCAGCTACATCTAAATCATTTAAAAATTTAATTGCCATTTTTTTCTTTTTTTATTATTTATAATTAATTAATGAATGCTTTCCCTGAGAAAGCTGATTTAAAGGAGATGGTAACTACGTTATCATTAACGTAATCTACCTGTCCTACTACTGTTGTTCCCATTGAATCAACAATAGTAACACTAGCTTTTTTGTTTAAGTTATGAGTAACAGTCCAAGTCGCAGATGATGAACTTTGTGTGTGAACAAAGTTTTTATCACTTACGCCTGTATCTGCTAATATAGTAGAAAATGGAGTAAACTTTATAGCACCATTAGTATCAGTATGTAAAACTTCATTTGTTATTTCTACATCTTGTATTACAATACCAAAACCTGTTCCATTTTCTAGTGCAGGAGATGCTGTAGTTAAACCTGTAATAGTAACTACTCCACTTCCATTAACACTTGATGTAAAATCAGCGTGTCCATTTATAGCTGAGTTTAATGCAGTTCCAACTTCTAAAGCTGTTGAACCTATACCTGAACTTGTTAAATCTACTGCTATAACGCCACCATATCCTGTCGGAGTTGAAATAGTATCTGTATTTATTACTTTAAAATAAACAGCATATTTTACTACATCAGTGCTGTTGTATAAACACAAATATTGATGATGCAAACTACCACCGACATCTGCAAGAGGCGTTATTGTTATAGTGCTTGTATAGTTTGCCTTAACCCACTCTACAACACTTTGTCCATTTTTAGTGGACACTGTTCTTTTTCTAGCTGGTGCGAAACCCTTTGGATTATGTATCTGGGAATCACTTAAATTATTGTGATGTTTCATTTATTTAGTATGTTATAATCCCATGTCTTTTACTCACATTCCCACCTTTTGTTTTATTGTCGCAACCATCACACCCTTGCCATTCAGGATATAAAGTGTGATTGTCATCTAGATATTTTTCCATTTTTTTCTTATAAGTTTCTGCTTTCTTATAAGTTTCGTTACGTAAATAATTTAATTTATTAGGATCTACAGGGCTTGTAAAATCAGCAATATTATCTACAACGCCTTGTGATGTCGTATTATAAGTTATGTCTGGCAATATCTCAAACTTTACGCAGAATGCCAAATAATTTTTAATATAATCATTAACCAAAGTTACATAACTACCACCTGAACAAGCATTATATAAATCTTCACCTAGAAATGGCTTAACATGATTTAGTTCTGCTATCTCTATAAATGTTGATTTTATTAAATGTGAATCAAAATTTGCATTAGTTATTGTTCTTGATATTACTTCTGATTTAGTTATTAGTGCCATCTTCGTTATTTTCCTCGTTATTATTTACTTTTTGTTCGTTCTGCTTTGGTTTTTTTTCTTCTAATAAATCTTGCATTTCTTTTTCACTTAGTTCTGGCAAATGAAATATTTCTCTACCTTCTTTTATAGAAATAAATTCACTTGGTGCTACTGCTCCTAATAAAGAAACTGGTGGTTTTGTGTAAAATCTTAGGTCAGAGGCATTTATACCTCTTTCGGTTTTTAAAATCTTTTTTAATATTTTTAAGAACATTCCTTGCGGTTCTTTAATTACTGTACTCATAGCTATATCGTAAGCAGTAAGTATTTGTTGGTTATTTCCAAGTTGTCCAGCAACCTGAATACCTGATAAAGCAGGATTCCATCTATGTGCCGATATTATATTATCATTAGTAATTTTTTGTAGTTCCATAAATGAACCATCACTAGTGTCGTTTATAATATTTACATTTGTTGCATCACCATCACCATTTTTTGCTATAAATAATATTTTACTATTATCTCCTGCTCCTGTTAGTTTTGCTACAGCATCATCTATAAAGTCTTGTGCTTCATCTTCACCCATATCTGCATTTAATTCAACGATTGCACTTGGCATAAATCCATTTTTAAAGCGTGTAAGATTATAAACTCCTATTTGATTTGCAATACGTATATGATCTAATGCGGCACAGTAATCAGGCATTCCATAATAGTAATATGTACTTTCATAATCAGAAAAATGTATTATAGTTCTGAAAATTTCACCACTACTTTCTTTTTTAAATTCAGGATATTTTGGTATCTTACGCATATCATCTGGATATTGTCTTGCGTGTTCCCAGTCAGGATGCAAAAGTATATGTTTGCCACCTTTGTGTACTCTAGCTGTTGTACCATCTTGATGAAAAAAGTTTATATAGCCTTGACCTATAACAACTTCCATGTATGCGTTTCCTAATTTCCAATAATCTGCAAAAACTTTTTTAGCAACATCATCCATTGATTCGCCAAAAATATTTACATCTTCTAAAATAGTTTGTAATTTTTTATTACTTGTTCGTAAACCTTCACCTATAGAAAAAGTAGTCTTTGTGCTTAGTATTGCTCTATGCGTTGATGCTGAACGAGATAGTTCAGATAATTCTTGTGGAAATAAATTATTAATACCAAAAGGAATCCAGTCATCTCGTAAGGGTTTATACGGATGTGGCTCTTTTGGAGTTTCTTTGGATAAGTCTTTAGAAAAAGAATAACCTAATATTTTAGGACTACTTTTTGTTTGACTTATATTTGTTAAATTTTGTTTCTTTTTTCGGCTCATTTATGATAACTTTTTTTATGTTTTGTTTTTCGTTTACAACTTCCTCTTCATTTTCTAAAGAAACATAAGGTTTGCCTTGATTATGTAGGTGAGATAATACTTTGTTGCTTAACATAGAATCAAATCCAACATTAATAGTATGTCCTACTACCTCAACGGTATCATTTTCATTAGAAACAAAATAATCTTTATTAAATTTAAATTTCATCATGATATATTTTTTTATGTAAATATATAAGATTAGGGGAGATTAATCCCCTAATCCTATAAAAAGTTATTAATGAACTAGTTAGAGCTCCAAGCCTTAGTAACACCAGTTTGAGCTTGATATAAATCAATCTGTCCTGCGTTACCTGGATTTGAGTTTGCTGCCGAAACTACTACTAAAGCCTCTCTCGGGTATTCAGCGTGTACTCCTGCTAATTTAACTTGTGTACCATTAGCATCTTGTAAGCCAACTCCTGAAGTTTGTTCTCCAGATGAAAACTCTAAGTAAGCATTTTTCTCAAAAACTTTATCATATCCTAAGATAAAGAAATAAGTTTCTGGTGCTGCGGTATCACAATCATCAGCATAAGTTTCAATTAAAGCGTAAACACCACAAGATTCAGTTAATTCTCTTAATCTTGCGTTGATTTCTTCAGTAATTTTAGGTATGTAAAAATCTAATTCTACATTTACAAGAGTTGAGCCATTCTCTCTTGTTGCATTTGCAGTGAAACCACCTGTTCCTCTGTCAAATTGAAATTCAAAAAAAGTAGATGAAGTAAAAGAATTAAATTCACCACCATGAGCATCAGAACCTGGTCCTGATCCAGCCGCCGCATATCCTACAGCACCTAAACCGCCTTGTTCCATAAGCCATATTCTTTTAAGTCCACCTCTTCGGTTTCTATCGCAACATATAATTGCGTGTCCTTTAGTTATTGCCATTTTATTATTTTTATTATATTGTTATTACAAAGTTATTGGGGGGTTATTCACCCCCCTTTAACATCTTATTAAGCTGTTTCTATTGAAGTTACAACCATTCCTGGTTCTTTTACAGCAGCACCAAAAGAGTAAAGCATTCTAAATCTGTTTTCTTTACAATCTTTATTATACCACATATCAACATCTTGTGCTTGGAAATCAGTACCAATAGTGATATTGTTTTCCATAGTCCAGATAGCACACTTAGTTTCAGCAGCTGCATCTGGTGCGTTACCATTCGCCATATTTGCTAAACTTGCGTGATAAGTTGCAACATCAACATCCCAAGAATTTTGTACCATTAAAGGCACACCATTAAATCTTAATGCTCCAACACCATTTTGTAAATCTGCATAAGCAGCTGTATGTGAACCATTAGATGCTCTTAATTCTTTTGCATAAGAATCAGCAAAAGCTCTTGAACAGTAAATTACTTGGTTTTCAGCAGTAGCTAATTCAGTAGAACGAGCCGCTAACATAGCCTCTAAATGAGGTATTGTAGCTGTAGAACCTTGAAGTAAAGTTTGAGATGCAGGTAAAGTTCCAGCACCATGAGCAGTATCTAGAGCTTTCCATACACCATTACATAATGCTTGTGTTCCAGCACCATTATCAGAATCTCCCCACCATAAAATAGTAGACATATCTCTCATTATACCTTGTAATACTAATTCAGAAACGATTTCCATAAAGATAGTTCCTGATAAATCATAACGACTTATACCTCTTCTCAATAATTGAGATTTAATGTGAGATAATAAAGCTGTTGATTGTTGTGCGTGTTCAACTTCTAATCTACATAGAGTTAGAGTTATCACATCATTTGCTGATCTTGTATCATCAGCTTGAAAGCATGAAGTATTCATAGCTTTTGTTAAATCTTTAAGTGCTGAGTACCTATCTAATTTTATAGATGCTCCAGACACATCAGAAATAACCTCCATCCCTTTTAGATGGTCATTTTCAAAAAACAATGGAGATAGGAAATACTTTCTAGCATCTTCTTGACTCCATGTTAAACTTGTGTTAATTACATTTGCCATTTTTTTCTAATTTTTAATTTTTAAAATAAATTTTCTTGTCATTTGAGATGCTGTTAGCTAATACATCCCACGCATTTTCAGAATTTACTTCTGGAGTTGGGTTAGGGTCTTTGCTAGGTACTACATCACTTGGAGTTCCCTCCATTTTTGCTACTTTAAAAGTTGAAATTTCATCTTCTAAAGTTGCTATGTAACCATCCTTTTCAACAATTTTGCCATTTAGTTCAACGATTGCTTTATTAGACTCTTCAATAGACTCTTCTAAGGCACTCATTTTTTCAACAACAACATCATTATCAAGAATTTTTACTTCTTTTACTTCTGCTCCCTTTTTATTAAAAAGTTCAGAGATGTAAGTTTTTAAGTTTTCAAACTCATTTTCCATATTACTTTCTTTTTTAATGTTATTAAATAAATTACTTACAAGAGTTTTATTCTTGTAATCATACTTGTTTATATCAAATCTTGCAGCAAGTTTGATTGGTTCTTCAATTTTATCTACAAAACCATTTTCTACTGCCTCCGAACTGTTAAACCAAGTTTCCTCATTCATCCAAGAACGAATTTGCTCTTCGCTTTTACCACTCTTGGACATATATATACTTACTAGCCTATCACCCATTTTATCCATAAGGTCGGCTGCTTTTCTTAAATCTTTTGCATCTCCTA